TCGAATTGACTGGCTCGTACCGTAGCTTCCGTGGCGATAGAAACTGTTTGCCCGCTAATTGTTGCTTGAACAACTGATAATTGGGAAGCTAACGCACTATCCGCAGTAGCACGTATAAGTGCTTCGTTCAAAACAGCGGCGCTTGTCGTACCACCTACAGAACCAAACAATGTAGTAATAGAGGAAGCTAACGCTTCAATTGCAGTTGCCCTTGCTGTTTGTTCAACAAGTAAACCCGCAACAACGTTATCTACCCTAGCAACTAAGAAGGTGATTGCTTGGGCAGTAGCAGAATTGTTATCCGTATTAGCGGTCAACAAAAATTGTGCTTCTGCTAATTTAAATCCTGTTAAATCTAAGTCAGTTCTTAGGAGATTGTTGCCCCTCAATAATTCTGCAATGGCTTCTGCATTAGCATCTATATCGATTAATGCACTTCTAACAACAGCCGCAATATCTGTCGGAGTTATGGTTAACCCAGCAACTCTATCGATTAACCCCGTACCCGGCGCATCAATTAAATTAATTCTATCTTGTAAACTACGCCATAGTTGAGACTCTGTTATTTGTCCGGTAAGTATTTCTAATAATTTACCAGGATCAATTTCTGTTCTGCCTTGAACGCCACCTGTACTAGAAACAGGATACCATTCACTATAAACACCAGAACTGTTCTGAACTCTACCCCAGAAATATAAGGTGGTATCTAATGCTAGCCCACGTAATAAATAGTTATCCGTTGGAAAAGCAATGTCAGTAAGAATAGACGCGCCAGCACGATCATTTGCCGAGTGATACCAAATTTCTGTTTTTTTAACGTCAAACTGATTTGGAAAGAAAGCCCATCGTAAATGGATAGACCATATATCCGGTGTGGTAATTAATGCTGATAATCCTGCTGGTGGTGCAGCCTTATTAACTACAACATACTCAGCACTGTATGTCGCCGCAGATTCCCTATTTTGGTCATCTATAGAAAACACACGAGCTACATATCTACCAATCGTTACTCCTGGTACATCAACAGATAAATGGCTTGTATTCGGTAGCCGTGTCCAATTACCGTCGTCCTGTCGGTATTCAACGCGGTAGGAAAAAACAGGATTAACTGCGGTCCACGAAATAACTAAAACTATTGTTACTGCGAGTTCGTTAGTAACTTCATATTGAGACAGTGATACGGTTGCGGGCGGCGCAATCGTAACAGGCAATGTAGTAATTGGCGGATCACGTAAGTCAACACCAAAGTCTACATAATTGTACTTACCTATGTTATGTTCTAAGCAAGATAATTCATATATTGCTTTTTCAGGCTCAGAGATACTTAAAATTCTAAATAATTGAGGCTGTAAAGTATTAGATGCTAGTAACCATTCTGCACTAGGTATAGGTGCAGTCGATAAGGCAGAAGCTAAATTTATTACACTTGTAGAGCCTGGGGCATTAGTGACATTTTTTTCCGCAAGTGTGCCATTAGGTAGCATTACCTTTAATGTATATGCTTTTCCTGATTCAATAATAACTGGCGCATCAATTGTCACTGCTGTAGTAGTGGCTGAAACAATACGTCCAGCAAAACGAATACCCGCCCTGTCTTCGTCATGTATTGCAATGATTTGTCCTGGATACGCAAAAACACTATCCAAGGAAACTCTAAAAGTGCATATTTCCGTCTGCGCTTGTTCGGAGTAGAGAATCCATCTACCCCAACGATTAGCTTGTGCACGGGATGTGCAACCAAATGCAACGCTTTCTGTTTCCCTAACACCTAGTAAAGAAATACCAACAGGGTCTTCTACATATTCTACTTTTTGTTTATATAAATCTTCTGGATCGTTCCACGTTACTAAAGCAACAGTATGTCGTGCTAATCTAGCTGTTCCTGAATAAGTAAATTTTCCATCAACTACATTAGAGTTTGAGTAGATATATTCAGGATCGCGCGGAGCATCTTGTACAACTTGAATTGTCCCCGCCCCATAAAAAACCATAGATCGGAAAGCAGATGCAAAGTTATTTACTACGGTAAAAGCTTCTTCTCTGGTTTGTAGATAAAGGTTAATCCTGAATCTAGGTTCCAGACCTCCTTTACCATTAGGGACTAATTGGTCACAATATTTTGCAATTTCATAAAGCCCCGCTTTATCTACCGAAGCAGGGTCAATAAAATCACCTAACCCGTAGCGATTTTCTGTTAAAAGATCATAAAAACACCAAGCAGGATTATCTGTCCACGCGGGCGCGGAAAATGTACCATCCCATATACCCGTATATACGCGAGTAACCGGGTTATAATTACTCGGTATTTTTACTTTTAAAAGTTTTAAACCATAACCACGCTGAGGAATTGTTCTAAATTGTTTTGCTAGTACAGATACGCCAACAAGCGCCGTATTAGGGTAGCTTAATCGAGAATCGATAATCTCAGTATAAGAATCCCATACTGTCCTACTTGTAACATTTGTGGTTAAATCATCCGAACTAATTCTTCTAACCCGAACAGACCATGGACCACTACCAGTTAACTCTAGGACATATTGACGCTGATAACGGGTATTAGTTTTCCCGCTTATAACATCTAATATCTTATTTACAAAACCACCGCCCGTATCTAAATCTAAAGCAATAGTTACTGTATAGGGATTGATACTACCTGTAGAAGTATCTTGAGCACTTAAAGCAGGAATTGCTATTAAAACTCTAACACGATCTATATTAGAGTCCGTAACAGAACGGATTATTGGTATACCATGTAATACTTCAGTTGCAACAGCGACTTCATTTTCTACTGAAGGGTATCCAGGAATATGAGTTTGTCCTTGAGTACCCGTTCTATATACTACTGTTACATCTTTAAAATTATCAGCGCCTAGTACATTGCGTACAGGAACGCCGTCTAAATAGATTGATTGCTTAGGATCGCCGGGAGTTATCCACCCTTCAATTTCCCCTTCACTTACCGCATCTAAAACATTGCCTACAGCAAGCGATATTAAAGAGTCGGGGGCTTCCTTAGAGCCGCCACCACCTTCATCGTCACCGCCATAACCAATAATCGCACGTCGTTTTTCACTCACGTCTGAAACTTATTCCCTCTAACAACAGGTCCAGTTTCAACGACATTCGTTTCTGGATTAGTTGCAGTACCTGTACCAATACCTATTTGTTGTACGTATATACCCCCAGAAAGAACAGCCGATCCTACAATTAATTGACCATATCCGACAGGAACAGGGTGCCCTTGTGCAGTTGTATTGACCGGACCGTCAAAAGAATAGGAAGGTTTATGTACTTCATTCGGGTCTTCTTTTTTAGGTGTGCGTGATAATAATTGAACAACACCTCCGAATGCCATGCTAACCCCAGCGCCTACTAGACTAGGTTGTTCAAAATAAACGCCTACAACAATTAATACTATACCTACTATAGTAGTCAAAACACCTTGTTTTTTTGATCCTTCAGTAGCCGGAACAAATCTAATTACTTTGCCACCTGCGGGATGATTTATTTCCTTATCAGAAATGTTTCTATTACCACAGAAAATATGATATCCAGGCGTATATTTAGTTAACTCTCTTTTAAAGTCAGGAAAATTAGCACTTAGTAATTTAACTGCTTCAACAGGGGTATTAACAGCGAGTTTAAAATACTTTCCATATTTAGCCCTCAAATGGCCGTATAAAAGTACAGTAGTCATTACGGGCATGATTAATCCGGGAATGAGTTATGCCGAACAACAGCTATGGTATTTTTAAGCCAATACCCGCCGTAGACTGTTTTTCTGGAAAGTTGGCGCATCAAATGATGTAGCATAATTTCATCACCTAGATAAACAGCAGCATGATTAGCCACTTTTGCTGCATATTGAATTATTAACCCATCATTCTTTTTAGGGGGTGTATCTATAATTCTAAATCCTGCTTTTTCGAAGTTATCCATATAAAGACTAGAAGGAATAACTCCATCTTTTTCTTCCCACCAATTGTCCGGGCGTTCAAAATGAGGAAGTTGAATGCCTAACTCCCAAGCATAGTAATCTTGACAGAGGGAATAGCAGTCAAGTACCCCGTGAAAAAACTCTCTACCTTCTAAGGGAGCTTTATACCCCGAAGGTTCTATAATCTTTATATCTAACGAAGGTAAACCAATAATTACCCACGGCAAACCAGACGCTTCACACGACACCAAATCTGCTTGAGACGGGTTAGGAGACTTACCCGGATGACTGTGAACAACCGCCACAATACGGTCACAAGAGTCCTCAGCATTTGCATAATCATCTTCATCAATACTAAACACTTCATTTTCATTAGATTTAGAATTGATAACATGTTCTTTAGTATTACGGCAAGGAAAGTAAATTTGAATTTCATCTTTAACTCCTATTAATCCACAGCATTCTACGTTTTGATCGACTGTAGCATGTTGTTCTATCGCTTTTACTGTTTCACCAGATACTTCAAAGTTTGCCATTTTTCACCTTATCAGAAAATTTTCCAGGATGAGGTATATGTTCTCCATGTTTTATTGGGTCATACTTACATGGGGAATATCTATACGGATCATACCTTACCGGGTACACATTTTTACTGCTCATTTTTCACTCTAATAATTTACTTTAACTATACATACTAAACTATTAATTATCGAATAAGCCCGGCGCTAGGGTAACCCCCATAAGGTAGAACACTATTTGCACCAAATCTTACCTTACAAGAACTTAGATGTTTTCCACACACGTCTAAAGCAGGATTCCCCGTAGGGGTATCATCTATCAAAAACATAGGCCCCGGAACATAACTACATTCAGGGCTCTTGTATTTCCAAGTACATATATTTCTAACTATTTGTCTTCGTGGTAGTTTAATACCCCATAAATCCAAAGAAGAAGCTAATTCAAATTCTACAGAATCTTTAGATTCTGATACTTTACGTTCAATATAGAAAACTTCTCTAGGAAATTCTTGAGTTGGATTTGCATCAGGATTTACACCTCCGGGGAAATTGATTGCGTCAAGATACCTACCTAAAGTACGAACTCTAATTACCTTACCACCCACCATGTCATTAAATGACAAAACTAAAGTAGTAATAAATCCTTCTGCATTAGATACCCGCATTTTAGGTCTAGGTAATTGACCTTGCGTAGTTAGTTCAAATCCATCTGCTTCAACAGAATATCTAGCATAAGTATTGCCTTGCCAAACAATATCTGTATTTAATTGATTTACGCCGGAATGAAATCTATAAGGATCAACGGGTCCTCCAGGCAACATAGAAAGATCAACAATAAACAATTCAATTAATGCGCCTGGGTCAAGCGTTTGTATATCTTGTTTTATTGTCATGCTCTTCTCACCCTAAATATTTTACCTTCGTCCACCGTGCCCGCGCGCAAATCGTCTTTATGTACTGTAACCCTAAACCCCAAAGTACCTAAATTGTCAGCCAGTAAGTTGAAATTACTAGACGCCATTAAACGAACTTTGAAAAAGTCTACAACAAAGGGTTTAAAACTACTAGATGTATCTATACCGTTGTACCGCAACCAATAAAAAGCAGCCGCCGTAGTAAATGCACCCATTTTATCGTAGGAAGTATATGAATACGAAGCCCGCAAAACTTGATTCTCCGCAATTGCAGAACCCGTTTGCGGAATAGTAATGCCCCCCGTAAGTAACTCAGGAATGTAATCTGTACCAGAAACATAAGTAGGACTGCCTGAAATATGTCGTATAGAAGTAATACTGGATACATTTATATTTGCAAAAGGCACAAAGCAGTTCACATGCGCAGTAATATTTTCGTCTGTAACTGCCCCACCTGTAGCTGTAGATACCCCTGCATATAAGAAAATAGCTAGGTTTTCTTTTTGTACATTTTCTAAATCTATATTTATCTCAGGAGTAGAGCCACCTTCTATGAACGGTGGTATTTCCCCACCAGTAGATAAATCTAATGCGTATCTACGCATTTGTGTGCCTGGTGATAAATTTATATTCGGACAATTCCCTAGATATCTAAAACCTAAAGGATTTCCAGTCACATCTCTTTTAGCGAGATATAACTTACCTTGACCTAAAAAATACCTGTTAGACGCCATAGCGCTGCTCTACTTTTGCTGTAATAGTATTATTGTCTTCTGCAACATGACTTCTTGCGTATTCTTTACAAACATATCTACCAGCAGATTTACCAGGAGGAGTCCAATCAAAAGGTGTTGTTCCTGCAAGATTATCAAAAAAAGCTTCAAGTATTAGTGCATCCGCGTCGCACATATAAGAAAAAGTTAATTCCCAATTTTGAACTATGTTATTAATCCCATCTTTTACGGAAGAAACATAACCATTACCAAATTTAACTTCTAAAACTTTTGGGGCCTTAGATAAAGAAGCAGGATAATCAGGAATAAAAGGTAATAAAGCCATTAAGCCCCCGAAAGTAATCCACCAGGACGTTGTTCTTTTACTATTTGATTGCGCACAACTTCCCCTAGTAATTTGCCAAACTTCTTAAGGTTTTCTGGATTACCACCATCGCTTGCTACGTCTGTTTGTCCTGAACCTGCATTAACATTAACTGACACATTGTTAACCGCATGGCCTGACGTACCAACATGCGGGGCAACATAACCGCCTGTAGCATAATGTGCATTCGTAGGTACATGAACACTAACTCTTGGCGTAGAACCTAGCAAATGAGAAGCATTAAATGCACGACGACGCATCAATTCTAATATTGGTAGATATTGTTTTGTAGCAGCAGCAGGGATAACATACTCACCGTCAGACAATCTTGCCGGGATACTGTCTGAAGTTCCTGTACCTGGTCCTCGAATTAAACCACCAGTTGCAACAGCTACAGTACCAGAAGAACTAGAACTACTGGAAGAACCACCAAAAAAACTACCCAATAAACTCCCAATTAATCCAACCCATCCACCGGAACTAGAGCCACTACTGCTAGTATTCTTATTTAAACTATCAAAATAATCAGATATTGCTTTTACACCTGCTTTAAACCATCCGCCAACAGTTGTCCAAAGAGTATTTAGAATTCCATCAGTAGTAAATAAACTAATGACGCTTTCTACGCCATTTGCAAAATATTTCTTTACCGCAGCAAATACAAAACCTAACCCAGAAGAAATTGCAGAATCTGTACCGGAATTTGATGCTACAGTTTCTCCATCTTTACCACTAGGCGAGCTACTTCCGCTAATTCCTACACCTTGAGCACCTGACTTGGCAGATTGCGATTTAAGTAGTGAATTAATAAGGTCAGGTATTAATGCGCCAACAACAGCTCCTACTGTTTGCCCTTCTTGCCCACGTAAACGATTTCCAATTGCTGCGCCTGCAACAGAAGATAACGTTGTGACTAAAGCACCCAATTTCTGCGACAAACCATCAAAAATAGCAGTTTGCGCTGTCTGCGGCGGGGGATTAGTGGCCTGATTCTGTGCTTTTACTTGTTCCGCTGTTTTTGGGGTAGCATCTCTTGTATAAACAGGCTTATCTACTGTTTCCCCACGAGGCTGTGCAGTAGGTGTTTGAAGAGCAAAAGTTTGTACATTAGGTGTAGTAACCGGTTGATTCTGCGTAGTATTAGGTTCCGTCGCAGCAACATTTTGCTTAACAATTGATGTTTGAATTCTGGAAATAGCTTGGTCAATTACAGATACTAAATTAACTACCGCAGTATTCAATGAATTAAATACAGTGGTACTTGTTTGTATAATACTATTCCACGTTTGTATCAACGTAGAATTTTGAGTGATGTTTGTCGCAAACGTAGTAAGACTATTACTTACCTGACTGATTTCAGTAGTTGTAGTTTGGTTAACTGTTTGATTGTTAGTAATTGCAGTCGATGCAGCTTGCGCAACATTTTTTTGAAAATCAGCTAACGGCTGTAGTGTACGTTCTACCGCTTGAGTAGTCTGAGAAATTGATTGCCCAAACTGGTTAACATTTGTCGTAGTTTGATTTAGTGAATTATCTAAATTCGTAACACTATTATCAATTACTGCATTGTTCTGTACGTTACTGTCAGTAACAACATTTTGCGTTGGGAATGTCTGCACAGACGTAATATTCGCCGCGCGTTGAGTTTCCTGTGCTAGATTCTCAATAGCAGGACTTAATACCGTTTCTATTTCCCTACTGGTATTTGTAAGGGACGTATCTAGCTTTTCAAAAGAATTCGTAGTCTCTTGAACAATAGTCGTCACTCCGGGCGGGGTCACTTGCGGGGTAGGTTTAGTAATGTCTACCGTGGCAAATTGTGTAGTTTGCTCTACCTGACCAGGCTGGAGCGGTTTTAAATTTAGATTGTCCGCAAACTTCGCCGCTGCTTGATCTGCACTACTCTTAATGCTTTGTGCAATTTCAACAATGTTGGTAGAAAAAGTCTGAACCGGACCAGATAAGTTCTCAATAACCACACGACCATTATCGATAGCAGTAGACCAAGATTTAATTTCTACTTTATTTTCATCAATGGCCGGTTGTATTACTCGAATAGCCGCGCTTTCTTTTTCAGCAGGCGTTAATTGTTGCCCAAATGTACCCGAAGCACTACTGGCGGGTATATCTATTAAAGGTATAGTCGTGACAGAAGGTCTACCACCAATGTCAAACGGTTGAGTGTCCGGTTTGAGCTTTGCATTAAGAAGTAAATCTAACGGCTTTTGTTCGGCTTCTGCTGCTTTCTGGAAAACAACAGCAGTATTTCTACTCTCGTTACTTAAGTCCGTAGATGACTTTACAAAATCTTGTACTCTTTTTCTCTCTATTTCTGTATTTTTATTATTAGCATTTATGTATTGGGTTATAGATGTACCTAGTTTATCTTTTACATCCGTACCGTTTTTACCTCCAGAAGCAAAAAATGCTTCTGCCTTAGCAGGTCCCTGAAAGAAAGCAGCTAAAACTTTATTAGTATCTTTATAACTATTGTTTAACTCAGCTAGCAATAAAAGACCTGCTTTAGTGTTATCCGCAGTGTTTCTAATGTCTGGATTAGCGCCAAACTGCTCTGGGTTTTTCTTTACAATAGCGTCAAATGTACTAGGTACTACTTGAAATGGGCCGACCGCACCTGTAGGACTATCTTTAATCCTGGCATTTACTCCACTTTCTGTTTGGGCTACACCTACTGCCCTATTCGGGTCAACACCAAGAGAAAGGGCAGCTTGTCGTACTTGATCTCTTGTAAGTTCCCCCTGCTTAATATCAGGGAATTTACCTTGAGGAACAACTCCTATCCCAGAAGTTTTTTCAATTGAATTAACTGTGTCTACTACACCATCTCTAATGGCCTTTTCATTATCGTGAAAATGACTGCGAAGCTCATCTACTAAGTTTTTAAAATTAACATTAGAGTCTGATATTAATGCGTCAATACGATCACGAATACTAGGTAAAGTTTCTAGTCGTTGATTAATACCAGCAATAATACTTGGGTCTACAGGAGACTGCGCGGAAAGTGGTACTTTTCCAGATGTAACACTATCTCTTACATCTAAAACACCTTTATTAACTAACCTTACAAATAACGCATTAGACTCGCTACTTCCACGTTCGCCGCCAACACCAAGTGCTTTGGAAATAATATCCCCAAATGAACCTTGGTTATTCCCTAAAAAAGCGCCAAATGTTAATTCTACAGACTGTTGTACTGCAACTTTTTGTATTTGTTTACCGATATTTAGTAACGCATCTTTAGCTGCTGCACCTATACTTTTCGTACCATTTAATGCTTCAATTAAGTTATCAACAACCTGGGTTTTAAAACCCTCATTAAATGCTTTAGCAACATCGCTAATCGTACCTTTAAGTTCAACAATCTTCTGTTTAAACTGTTCAAGAGTAGCAATAGATTTCAATTGCTCAACTGTACCTTCTTTTTCTGATGCAACTAGAGCTTCCTGTAATGGGATAAGTTTTTCAAGCTCAAGTCCGTAGGCTCGTTTAGCCGCTGTTAATTCTTCTTGTGCATCAAGAGTGGTACGAATACCTCTTGTAACATCAATATTTAATCCTGCTTCTTTTACGGCTAATACTTGATCTAATGCTTCAACAGAATTAGTAATTTCTTGTATGCGCGCGCGAGCCTCTTCAAACCCAATAATCTCAAAGATTACTTGTTGTTTTTGAATTGCTTTCTGTTTGTTCTCTATTGCATTTAATTTCTCTTTACGAGTTGCATTAGGATTAGCAAGCGTCTTATCTGTAGTCTTAATAATTTCTTGTATTTCAATAAGTGGCTGTCTAAATTCCCTTTGTAAAGAATTCTGCGCCGCTTGCGTGAATTTTCCTTGCGCGGATAAAAGTCTACCTTCTAACGCAATAAATTCATCAACC